CTTTCGGGAACAAACTCAAAGGACTTTATTACTTTTTCGTCAAATTTTTCAATATTTGCTTTTATATTAGTTATATTATCTAACCTTTCATCTTTTATTTTATCTAACATGTGATTAAAGTCATAATTCATTTCCTTTTCACCCTCATCATCAACCTCCCAACTATCATACCACATATCATGTAATTCACCAATATCATTTATTTCCAAGTCCACAATCCCCCAAAAACTTTCAAGTTTGTTCTTTCCGACAAGACGTAATAAAGATGACCAAGGAATAAACATTTCGGTCATACTACCACTTTCTTCATATTCAAACAGTACTTCATCACTAATATATTCACGTATACTTTTTGCTCGCCCTCTACCAATTGAACAACCTAAAGAATGTAACCAATCATTTGCCATTCTGTCAGCTTCTCCTGGGAAATATTTTTCTAGGAACTCTACTATCTCACCTTCGTCATTGGTAAAGGTTTGAATAGGTTCAAACCCCATAACCTCCCTTAGACTATTAAACCCATCCCTAGTTTCTTCGTTCAAATAATTACCCAAATAATTCAACTCCTCTTCATCCATCTCTTCACACTCATCATACCCATTACCCATTGCTGTATTATAAGCCCAACTATCATCATCTGTTAAATTTAAGACTTTTTCTTTAAAATATTCGTCCTCCATATAGAACGTAACACCGTCGTGTCTTGGGTGGATTGCTACAGAACCGTTATCTATATCCTCATATGGGGATAGTGCGTCTTCTACTATCTCAATATCATCTCGCCCTGTAAATTTTTCTAGGGCAAACTTACCACGTTTCTTCATTATTATCTCATAGATTACTTTTGCAAATGGAGTTTCTTCTGAATACTCCTTCATTTCTTCTGGGGTGAAAGGCATTCCATATTTTAACATTTCATTTACTGTGTAGTCAAGGTTTAATGCATCTATAAGTTCTTTTGATTGGCTGAAATATTTTTTTACGTTTGTCTGGTCTCCGTATACGTACCCACTCATCTGGGGTTGGTACATTTTATACTTACCACTTTTTTGTAGTGGTATACTACTTCCTTCGTCTTGTAGTATATACCAAATTTTATCTTTTTTACTATTAACTAGGTAGAGTACGCCTTTTTGTTTAAATGATTCTAGGGTCCTATCTTTCATTTTTTTATCCTCACACCAGTTTGGTACTAAAGAACAGATTGATGATAGGTTATACGGTAAGTATATTCCGTAGTCATCATTTTCAAAAATAACTCTTTTATTTACTTGTTCATTTAAATTATTCATAGGCATATTCTATAAATATAAAGAAGTTACAAGTTATACTTGGTGTAGTCGGAAAGTCTGTTATTTTTAATTTTTTGTAATATTGAGCATTTTTCGTACTCCTCTTTTTTTTCAAAGTGTTGGATGAGTTTATCTATTGTTTTGTGTGGTAAATCTTTATCTACGAATTCTAAATTCTCAAATTCTTGGTCTTCTTCCATCGATTCTAAGATGAACTCATACGCTAATCTACAAGCTAAATCTTTTTCTTCTGGGTTGGAGTTAAATTCCATTATTGGTTCTTCCATTCTTTCCAGTATTCAAAGTCTTTTAGTTTTTCTAGGAAACCCTTCTCAACTAGAACCGTTGTGCTCTCCTGTTCTTTCTTCTGACTTTCTTTTCTGTTGTATTCTATTATTTCTTCTTGTGTGGGTTGGGTTCTAGGGGTTATTCTTTCCATATCATCCATTACTATGTCTTCGTTCTGTATTTTCCCTGGGTTCTCCATATCACTAACTCTCTTGTCGTTAATATCTTTCTCCTCGTCAGTTAGTCTAGTTACGAATTCATTTTCATCCTTATAGTATGGGTTATTTTTATCATACTTCTGTTTAACCTCTTTGTTTTCCATATTATTCACCTTTTTTAACATAATTGTACCATAATGTAGACACTGTCATTATCATAATAAGACTCCCAAATGTACCCGCTAAGTACCATGGTGTATTTTGTGAACCAAAAAATATAGCTGGAGCTCCCATTAGTACTAACCAAGATAGGAATATAAGGCCTGTATTGGTTTCTAATTTTCTTTCAACCTTAACGGTCCTTTCCATATTTATTAATCTAGATAATGCTCCTTGCATATCTTTACCATATGCTGGTTGTTTATGCATAGTACCATTCTTTTCACCTATTGTAACCATGTATTTAAAGTAACCTGGGTTTGATTTGCTTTTTTCAATAAGTTTACACTCTAAAGCTCTTCTACGGTCAAATTTGTGGTTGTGTTTATTAGTTTTTAGTATTTTCATGCTATTTACAATTTTTTCTAATCTTGTATTTCCACCCACTGTCAGAATTTTCATTCATCATTTTAATTATCCTATTAGCTTCTTTTTCTGTTTTTATTTCCCATATTTCTGATAATCCGTCAGTCAATAAAACATAACTTTTTTTTCCCACATTAGGGTCGTACATTTCTTTTAATATATTATATGTCATTTTCGTATTTTTTATTTAATTGTTTAACATAAAAATCTGCCACCCCCGGACCTAAATTATCTTCCCATTTATTTTTAAAATTATTAATTAAATTTATTAATGCTGGTAAGTGAATAGACTTATTATCTTTATTTCTTAATGCTCTCATTACAAAATCAAAATCTTTTTTAATCATAAGGCAAATATATGAATTATTTTTTAATTTTACTACTCATTTCATCAAATTTAACATCCCAAGCTGATTTTTCTATAGGACTTAGTCCTTCGTACCATCCTTGGAAGTCACAATTTTTAACTTCTTTATACTTTTTCCAAACTGATGTTTTTAATTGTTCTACAATTAAATTATCATTCATAAACATTAGTGGTTTGTTCATATTTTTAAACTACCCTTTAAAATTACATGATTTATGTGCACCATCACACATTGGTTGATTCTTGGATTGACCACATCTACACAACGCATAATTTTCACCTACTACTACTTTCTCACCACCTTTTGTTACCGTGGTTTCTCCTTTGACCAATATTGGTCCATTTTCCATAATGTTAATTTCTACTGCCATTTTCTTTTTTTTAGTTTTTAATTATTAATCTAATAAGACCATATAAGCCTTGCTATTATTCTCTTTGAACCACTCCAGACCTTTTCGTAGGTCGGCAATCATTTGGGTATCGTACTTTATATTCATTTCCATCATCATTGTTGCTCCCATAATAAAATCATACATTGAGAGTTCCTCTGATGTTAGTTGGTATTCTTCTCCTGAAAACCTATTCGTAACCTTACTCCCTTCCTCGTATAGTTCTCCGGTAAACCACTTTGGTAACTTACTCATGTTACATGTATTCGTTTACTGCTTCGTAAATTAGTTCTTGTTCTTCTTCACTAAATTTATCTTCACCTTCTACAAAAGTAGCGTCACCCCCATTATCGTCACTTTCCTCTAACACTATAAATTTGTGTTCTCCGTAAGAACCGTAACACTCAAACTTAAAAGCCCACCAGTCCTCCCAGTCCTTTTCCACAATTACATTATCCCCATCACCTTTTTCATCAGGTCTAATATAAGTCATTTCATCTAACTGTTGGTAGATTACAGCCTTTTCTTCTTCGTTGAACTTATCTTCACCTTCAATATAAAGAAGTTTTCTATCATCGTTCATATCTTCCATACTAGTTTTGAATTCTTTCCCATTATAACTTCCGTTATATCTATGAGTGCCCTCTTCGTGGGTCTTTACTTTGTCGTTAATTACTACTTCTGCCATTTTTTTATTTTTTTATGATTTTTATAATTATTAAACAACCTCTAGATTAACTTTTAGGGTGTTTAAAATTCTTTTTGTTATCTTATATGGGTCCCCATTACTTGCGGGTCTCCTATCTTCTATATATCCTTTCCAGTTGTTTTTTACTGTAGATACTGGGATTCTAATACTAGCTCCCCTATCTGAGACACCGTAACTAAACTTTTCGATTGATTGTGTTTCGTGTAGACCAGTAAGTCTTTTTTCGTTATCACTACCATAATTGTTAATATGTTCTTCGTGATAAAAAGAAAAAGTATCACAAATACCCTCTATCATGTCTTTACCACCCACGTCTCTCATATCTTTAGTGGAAAAGTTAACATGCATTCCAGAACCGTTCCAATCACCCTCTACTGGTTTTGGGTGAAGGTCGACGGTAACACCGTGTACTTCTGTAATCCTATACAGTAGGTACCTACTTACCCATAGGTCATCTGAAACTTCTAACGCTCCTTTACCGAATAGTTGGTACTCCCACTGACCTAACATTACCTCAGCGTTAATACCAGTAATATCCAAACCAATACTCACACAAGCATCTAGATGTTGTTCCACAATCTCTCTCCCAACTACCCTATCTGTACCAACCCCACAATAATATTTACCTTGTGGTTCTGGGTACCCTTCTCTTGGGAATCCTAGTGGTTTGCCGTCTTTCATAAGTACGTATTCTTGTTCGAACCCAAACCACCAACCTTCTGATTGTCTATGAAAATCTACATCCTCCAATTCTGCTCTTTCATTAGTTTTATGTGAAACACCTTTTTCATCCAAAACCTCACATAATACAAGATAAGCACCTACTCTTTGTGGGTCTCGATATACCCTTACTGGTCTTAGGATACAATCTGAACTACTACCTATTGCTTGTCCAGTAGAACTTCCGTCGAAAGACCACTCTGGTAGGTCTTCTAACCTTGGCATTGCTGTATCTAAATCTACAAGCTTTGTCTTACTCCTTAGTGTTTGTTCTGGTTTAGTCCCGTCCAACCAGATATATTCTACTTTAGTTTTTATCGCCATTTTTATTTATTTTACCAATTAGTTTATCAAGTTTTTGTTGTATCTGTTGTATCGTACTTTTAGGTGTTTCCACAGTAGTTTTGATAGATAGTAGAGTTTCCTGTAACTCTTTTATTTGTTTTTTCATATCTTCGTTTATATCGTTATCCATTGTATTTATAATAGTATGAATGTTATTTTACATAATAAAGAAATCCCACTAGAAATAATGGACACACCAAATGCTATTGAGACTGGCATGATGGGTCGTGAATATCTGGAAGGGGGGATGCTCTTTATATTTAGTAATGTTTCAGAACGGTCGTTCTGGATGAAAGATTGTGTTATGTCTTTGGATATTGTATTCATAGTTAACGGTAAAGTTACTAAAGTTTACTATGATTGTCCACCTTGTGATAAAAGTAAATGTATTTCTTACTATGGTATAGCTGATAAAGTCTTAGAATTAGAGTCAAATAAGTACAGTATACGTGAGGGTGACACTTTAGAATTTACTGACCAATCTTTTCTTTAATAGTACTCACTAATTCTTTTTGTATCCACTTAACAAATTCTACATATCTAGTCGGGGCACTTCCTACTTTTTTCTTATACTTCCCTTCTGGTTTTCTGGTTGTTCTACTGAATAAATTAAGACCACTTATGTTGGTTATACATTTATGTCCCCCACTATTTGCTTGAATTACGTGCCAAGCTGAAACAGTAATATTATCTAATACTGTTTTTTGTTTTTCTGTTAGATTTGTCCAGGGTGTGTCGATAATACCAACAGTCATATCATAATATTGTGAGTCTTGTGATGGCATATTTTTTAAATCATCTTTATATAAAGCGAATAAGTCAGACGTTTTAAACCCAATACTTTGTTCTTCTGCTTTTGTTTCACCAATTCTTTTAATAACCGATATTGGTATCTGGTGTTCCTTTAGTTGTGGTTCTATTTTAGTTAGTACTTCTTGTGCTATATCACCTAAATTAACCCCTTTAAGTGCTCTTTCTTTTTTAAATGGGTTACAAGAAGCTTGTACTAAACCCATAGGCCATGCTATAACTAAAAAGTCAGCTTCAGGATGTAGTTTAAATGGTGTATACCTATCGTAAGAACCTGGTTTAAATAACGCACCCCCACCATATTGCACAATAATATTACCATCTAATGTAAGATTTTTACTTTGTTTTTGTGATTTGATGTAACCCTCTTGGTTCTTTGCCATATCTTCTGGGGTCGCAAACCCTTTTTCTTTTGCGTAGGAAGTTATGTGTTGATATATGTTCAGTAATGATGGTGTTGAGTTCATCACTAGGTATTCTAAGAATCCTGGTTTGTTTTTATAGGATAATAATAATTTATTAGTTAGTAACCCTAACATCCATTTCTTTTCATATGGTTGTTCTCCCTTTTGAAAATCCTTAATTAGGTTCATCACGTCTTGTGGTTCTATATCATGTTTTGCGTAATCCGCAGAATCAACAGCGTTAATCATCATAATATCCTCATTACTAAAAATATCACTAGGACTGATAGTTTGTGATATTGTTTCAACATTAGACCTTGCACTTCTAAATTGTGTTGAGGTGTCGTCCTCCACACCCGCTTGTGAGTCATGGTGGTCTGTATGTATTTTAAAAATTGGTTTTCCGTGTGCAAAATCTACTAATACTGGCATGACATCACCGCTTGCATCTGGTTTTTTAACAGAAAATTCTTTATCACCATACTGTATTACGTGACTACCTATAACCTCAATACCATATTTTTCTAAATATTCTTTCATACCTAAAGCTGATACCACACCATCTAAGTCTTGGTGGAAATATATCTCTGCTTTGGAGTATCTGTCAGCTAACTTATTAATATCTCTAATCCCACCTTCGTTTAAAAGTGACTCATTAATACCTTCTAGTTGTTTTTCTGTTATTTCTATTTTCATCTTATTTAATTTCGTAATAGCTTGTATGGGTATACATACCATCTTTATTTTTAATGGTACTGTTTCTCCTCTCCTTACTTGTTCGTCCTTCTACTTCCAACATTGGTATACTATTGATGTTAACGGTACCAGTTAGTGATGCTGCATTCCAAATCTTTGCTGCTGCGTCAGCTTTTGATGTTCTTTTTGCTAATTCAAATAAGCTTGCTTTACCTACACCAACAAAAATATCTCCTTCAATTTTTTTGAATGGGGATGTTTCTGGTAGCGGGGTTCCTACATACTCATCTTCGTCCTTTTTAAATAACCCACGGAACCATGAAAATACATTTTTTATAATATCTCGTAATGGACCTTTTTCCATATTATTATATTTTTCTTTAACTTCGTCTTCCTCTAGGTCTTTGAACACATGATGTGTTCTATATAACTCTTTTTGTTTATCATCTAGTTCATCCCAATTATCCTTTTCCCAATCAGATTCATTCTTAGAAACATTACTCAAACCCATATCTAATTCAGTTACTTCATTAAGGACTTTAATTCCGTGTAAACCTCTAATCCTATTTTTTTCTGATTCATTAAGATTAAACCTATTTCTCATGTTATTCTTTTATTATAAATACCCATTAAACCACTATAAAACATATCTGGTTTTATTTTGTTATTTAATAAATTTTACTTATCTTTGTAGTATGAAAACAACCCTAAAAATATTAACCTTATTATTAATACTGAGTAGTTGTGAAAAAGAACCTTTATTACCTCCGTGTAACCCAGACCAATATAACACTAACACAACTACCCACGTAAAAACCAATGTATTAGATGGTCAGTGGGAGGTTATAACGGGTACTATGTATATGGAAAATTTAGATACTGGAGAAGAAGAGGAAGTCTTTATTTTTAGTGATGGACCTACTGGTAGTTTAAGACATAATGGTTCAATGTATGATTTCGAAACATTAGTTAGATATCGAACCACATGGACATTTAACTTTCCTGAGAACACACCTGGTATGGGAACTTTCTTTTTAAATAGTGACTCTATAAACCCATATAGTTTATCTGTAACTGAGAACAACCTTACTGTGTGTGAACATGTAAGTGGACAATATACCATGTTAGGTGGTTCGTCTAGACCTATAAATTATGAAGTGGTAGACCATAATAACAAAATTATTAATTTTTATGTCCAAGAAACTTACGTGAATATTAATGGGTATAACTACCGTTACTACTCTAAATTAAGATTTAAAAAAATATAAACCTTAATAGGTACAGTTGTAAAATAGTTCAGCTTCTTTTTCTCTACGTGTGTAATTATCTACCCAAGTGCCACCTTTTTTTCTTCTTTGTGGTGGGTTCCACGTTTTTATTGCCTTATAGGTTTCCTCCCACTTACCAAACTTAACATATTGTACCCATGAACTAGTTCTAACATTTTCACACCCTGAATTAAAAACTAACGATACCATAGCATTATACATACACTGGTCCATTTTCGCTCCAGGTCTTTTATCTGTTGTCCATGTGGTAATTACCCTATTAACACACCCAATAGCGTCACCCAAATCTTCCTTTAGTAATTCCAGAGCTTTTTCGTTGGTGATGGTGTTACCTTCATAAGCTTCTTTGCCTGTATGCCCATAACCTATGGTTAAGGTTCCACCGGGTTTACCTTTCTTATACCTACTACTAACATACTCTATAGGTGGGTCATTATAGTATGCGTCGTCATAAGTTACTAGAGACAATTCTTCATCTCCAGATATAAATGCTGTTAGTTTAGATGAGGCTTTGTCCGAAGTAATAAGATATTCTTCAGTTTGTTCTAATAACCTATCGTATTGATTTTCTGTTATTGTTATATGCATAAAAATGTAATTTACAATAAATAGTTATAACCTTATTATAAACCCCTCTTAAATATTTTTTCATAACTTTTTATAAACAACTAAAATACCTTTCTCCCCTATCACAAAGAATGGTAACTGCGTTATTTTTATCATTATCCCTTAACCATTGAAATGCTGTGAATACATTTGCCGCGGCACTTATACCAATGAATAACCCATATTTTTTAGCTAAATGTCTAGAACAAGCTTTGGCACATTCTGTAGAAACCACCCTCACTTCATCTACTTTATCCAAGTCCACTAAAAATTTACTTCCGTCTCCTATTCCTTGGATTCCGTGTAGTCCTGGTTCACCACCAGACATAACAGCACTTTCTTCTGGTTCTATAGCGACAGTTTTCATCTTAGGCCACATCTCTTTTAAAAATCTATCAACACCCATAAGTGTACCACCAGTTCCGGTACCAGCTACAAACACATCAGGTACACACCCCCTAAGTTCGGTAGCGTCTTTAAACTGATTGTATATTTCTGGTCCTGTAGACAGATAATGTGCTTCTATATTTAATTTGTTGTGGAATTGGTTACAATTGAACCAACCTTTATCTTTACACATTTCATCTCTTAAGGTAATTGCCCCATCAAAATCACCTTCATCAACTTCTATTAATTCAGCACCGTACACCTTAAACATATTTTTTCTTTCTTCAGACATATTAGATGGCATAATAATAACCATTTTATACCCTCTTTCCGCGGCTAACATTGCAAATGAGATGCCACTATTACCTGATGTCGCTTCACATAGGGTACTACCCCGTTTTATTAATTTTAGTTTCTCTGCGTTATTAATAATAAAAGTTGCCATTCTATCCTTTACCGAACCACTAGGATTCATAAATTCAGCCTTACCCCAAACTGTATATTCACCTATAGTAATTGGGATTAACGGAGTGTTTCCGACATAACCAGATAGTTTTTGTTTCATTAGTCTACTATTTCTACTGAGAATGTGTCTCCCTGCTGTATTTGTTCTACTAACTCTAGACCTTCTGTTACCTTACCAAAACATGTGTGTTGTTTATCTAAGTGTTGTGTCCCTTGTCTACTATGACAAAGAAAGAACTGTGAACCTCCCGTATTTCTACCAGCATGAGCCATAGATAAAACACCTTTATCGTGGTATTGGTTTTCACCACCTAATTCACAATCAATTTTATATCCTGGTCCACCCATCCCATTTCCGTCAGGGCATCCACCCTGTGCAACAAAATTAGGGATTACTCTATGGAAATTAAGGTCTTTATAAAAACCATCTTTTGCTAATTTAACAAAATTATTTACTGTGTTTGGTGCGTCTTTTTGATAGAACTCTACCACCATAGTTCCTTTGTTTGTATTAATTTTACCTTTCATTTTTTAATTTTTTAATCTCTCTGTTTATATACCAACTTGCTTTTTCCAAGTCTTCTAACGTATCTAATTTCTTTCCAGCTCTAGATACATATTTTATTGTGTTACCCAAATTAAACCCTAAATCCCAAGCTTCAATAACTTTAATAGCTTCATAAGTGTTATCTTCTCCACCGTAATGGGTTGGGTGGTCAACCATTTTATTTCCCACCAGTTCACCTGGTCCGTCTATTGATGCGGAATATCTATAGTTATCCGTACACCTACCACTTTCTTCCAATATTTTATCTTTTTTAATCATATTACTTTTTATTTATAAAATCTTTAACCCTGGTGTATGGTGTATTTGTTAAATTTTCTTTTTTTTCGTATTTACCATAAACATATTCTCTTATGTCCTCCACATCAAGTTTATTTGTATTACAAACACTAACTATCTCTACAGAAGTAGTATCCTCATCTGGAAAAAGTAATACCTCATAATTGGTTTTTTCACTTAGGTCTAAAGCGAAAGTTTTTAACTTATCTGACAAACTAGTAGTTGCTGACCTAGATAATTTAACAACCATTAAAGGTTTATATCTCTCTAATAATAATTCGTTAGCTAATCTTTCGGTGTTATTTATTTCTTTAGACATGGTAAAAGTTAATTAAACTTAAAAATATTGTCAAGGTGTTTGGTCATTAATTAAGCCCTATTGGTGGGAAACCGTGTTTGCTATACATAAAAACTTTTTCTATCTCTTGTTGTCTTTTAACAAAATTCTTTACCTCTATTTCACCTTCAATATCTTTAAGAGCTAAATCTGTTATAATTTCTAACATTTCCGTTGGTGATAGTACTGGGTGTCCGTTTTTCTTGTTATTCATGGTAGCTTTATCAGCAACCATTAAATAAAACTTATCCATATCAACTTCTGACTGACCAAACATGTCTATTCTAGCTTCTTCATCATTATTGAAGAAGTCTTTAAGTTTTTTTAGGTAAATCTCTATATCAACATCCATACACATAAATACTAAACTAAATTGTATTTTTTAATAATTTTTTTGTTAAGGTTAATTTCCTTACCTTCTTTTTTAAGAATTTCATAGATTTTTTGTGCTGCTAACTTTATATCCTTCATCCCACCTTCGACTTTAGTTTTGCCTTTATAAATCATGACCTCCACACTTCCAGGTGTGGATACCATACTACCACCGACCTTCCTATTTGTTTCTTGTGTTGTTTTTTGTCTTACTTCATATGTCGCCATTTTACAGATATGGTGACCTCTTTTTTCCATCATTCTATTTCCTCCCATTTTATTTATTTTTTATTTAATTAATACTAATTAGTTGGTCCACTGTAACTCAGTTCCAGTAAAGTTTACTTTATAAGTAAGTGCCTTATCAATCATAGTGGATTGGTATACCTTTTTTAGGTTTTCGGCTTCCCCCAACTTACCGAAAAGTTTTAAGTCGTCATAACCAAAATTATTTTTAATAAATAACTCTAATTGTTGACCTCCTAAGATAAGGTTAACGTGACTAACCACCCAGTCTTGGAATTCGTTTGTGTCCCAGTTTGAATTTTCTTCTTTCATCTTACAAATATACTATTTTTTTTCTATTTTACTTTTCTTTTTTGAGTCTTTTTTATCTTTTTCTTTTGTAGGTGACGGTGTTGTATACCCGTAGGTCTTTACCTGTCTTAATTCGTTTAATGTTCTTTTTTTATTTTTTTCCATTTTGTTCTATTTTACATAATTTATTAATTATCGTTTTTTCCATAGATATTATAACTTTTTCTAGTTTTAGTATTTGGTTTTCTAGTTGGATTATCTGTTCTCTTTTTTCTCTAGCTAGTTTTGCTTCTAAAATTAACCACCCAAAAGCCACCACTTCTATAATAAATAAAGATATTAATAATATTGTTTGTAACACACTACCTTCCAACTTCAACCATATACTTTTCCTGTGTTTCTTCCCAGGTTAACCCAATAACATCCCAATAGAATAATTGTTCTGGTTTGATTCTATCTTGTTCAACCATATTTTTATATCTTTTAATAGCTTTTTTCTTCCACCATTTATCCGTATATGGGATATCGTCTTGGAATTTCTTCTTCATCTGTAGGTCTTTCTCTTCTATTTCATTCCTTAGGAACTCACAACCATTATCATACATCATCGCAAGATAGACACCTCTCTTGAACCCATGGTCGTACGCTGACCCCTTTATCCCACAATGTTTAAAAACTTTGTTAAGTATGTTCTGTTTAGGTCCTGTAGCACTTATAGCTTTTGCGTGTTCTTCTGGGTGATTTTCCTTTAACCATTTGTTCCATGGTAGGTATGCACTGTCATCAGGTTTTAACCTAACTTTACCTGAAGTCTCCCCCATTGTTTTGAAGTGTGGCATTCCATTATACATTGAGTTGATTCCATACAGTGCTGTCGTCCCTACAGCAATTAACTTATCACCGTATTTTTCTTCCCAAGCATCTCTAATTGTTTTACAAGTAGTTAATGCTGCTACTAATTTACCCATTAACATATTATACCCACCAGGTTGTGTGGAACATATTGTTGTAGCTATAGCTGTATTGTTTAACTTGTGTTGGTCAAACTTATTAGTTTTATCCCAACCTATATAAGCGTCTCTAACTTTAATACTTGTAACGTCAGACCCCAAACAAATCAAACCAAGGACTTTATCTGTTTTCCTATCTCTTACCCAGAATTTCATATTACGTCCAGGATTTGCAACCCATTCCATTGTGTGAATAAGTTTACGGTGGTTTACCCATTCTGTAACACCTTTTCCTGGGGTTGCCATTACAACATAAGGTTCTAACTCTTCAATTTGTTTTATAGTGTGTTCTACATCATCTAAATCTGATGGTACCCATAGATTTGTTCGGTAATCGTACAATTTATTTTTTACCTTTCCCATCTTACCACCCTTATTCATTTCTTGCCACTTT